ACGCCGCGGCCATGAAATGCCACGCCGAGCAGATGAAGGCGCTCGCCGCTATCGGCGCCGAGAAGAAAGCGTAACCGATCATGCAGGACGAGAAACCGACGTTTACACAGGAGGACTTGGCAGTGCTGGGGGCTGAAGAGGCGCTTGAAGTAAAAGACGGGGAGGCCGACGACGCAACGACCTCGACGACGGATGACGCCGCAGGCAAGGGAGCCGAGGCGGGCAAGGGCGCTAAGACTGTCGCCGGTGGCGACGAAGGCGCCGACGATAAAGCCGTGGGAGCGGAGGGCAAGAAGACCATTGCCACCGGCGGCGACGTAAACGCCGAGGACAAGGCTAAGCAGGAGGCAGCCGACAAGGCGCACAAGCCCTACTGGCCCGAGGACTGGCGCCAGAAGGCAGCCGAGCATCTGGTTGCCGGCGACAAGAAGGTGCTGGCCAAGGAGCTTAAACGCCTCGAGCGCATCACCGACCCCGCCGCACTAGCGGGCATGTACCGGGAGCTGGAGGGCAAGTTCTCCGCCGGCGGGCTCGTCAAGATCCCCGGCAAGGACGCCAAGCCCGAGGAGGTCACGGCCTTTGCCAAGGCTCTCGGCTGGACCGAGAAGCCCGAGGAGCTGATGGGCGCGATCAAGCTCGAGAGCGGGGCCGTCCTCGGCGATACCGACAAGCCGCTGGTGTCGAGCTTCCTCCAAGCCGTCAACGGAGCCACTACTGCGCAGGACTTCGTCAACAAGGCGGTGAACTGGAACCTCAAGCAGCAGGAAGAGGCAGCCGCTGCCCTCGACGAGGCCGACGACACCTACCGGCGCGAGTCCGAAGCTGCCCTCAAGGAGGAGTTCGGTCCGGCCTTCAAGCGCAAGACCAACGCCATTTCGAGCCTGTTTGCCACGGCTCCTGGTGGGGTGGATGTCAAGAACGACAAGTCGCTCTATGCCAGATTGATGGGCGGGCGCACGGCCGACGGCAAGCTGATCGGCAACGATCCCGACATGGTGCGCTTCCTGGTCAGCCTCGCCAGCGAGGTCAACCCGGCCGCAACCGTGGTCGAGGACGGCAACCAGACGGGTCTTTCGATCGATGCCGAGCTCAAGGCCATCGACAAGGCCCGGCGCGAGAACAGGCCCGCCTACAACAAGGACTATGCCATGCAGGCCCGCGAGCGTGAGCTCATCGAGGCCCAGCAAAAGATTCAGTCCCGGCAACGGGCCTGATTTGTAGAGACGGTCGACGCCTGGCCAACCCGGCTCGCCGGCGCCTAGCGCTTACCGTCAGCGTTCCACGCCCTCGGACTTTGTTCCGCGGGCACCCAACCGTTCGTGAAGCGCCTTTGGATGCGTGAGCGGCCCTCACTCTGGTGGGTCAACCCGCGAGCGTATCGTGAAAGGAGAACCAGAACGACCGGCATCCCCAAACGCACTTAGGAGATGCCAACATGGCAGAAAGTGCACCAGTCATCCAGTACCGAAAGGAACTGGTCAGTGAGTTCGAGGAGGGTATGAGCTGGTTGCGCCAGACCACCGTCACAGAGGCGGTGATCAAGGGCAACCAGGCGGTCGATGGCCGCGTAACTGGGATTGAATAACGGGAAAACCTTCTGTAAGATAGAAGGCAACCCGACGAAAGATGCTTCTCAACCGCAACAAAAGGTGTTGAGATTGTGAACGAATCGCTGGTCAAGTACCTGGCTGGATTGCTAGATGCGGACGGTTCTCTATCGTTCCATTTTGCCAATAAAACACAGTCAGGTGACTGCAATGTAGGTCTGCTTCTTTATCTATGCGCTTCAGAGCAAATAGATAAAGAAGGATTTGTCGCAAAGCTACCAAATCTTACGGGAATGGGTCGCTCAAGCGTAATCCTCCCAAGGGAGGTAGTAATCGGCGACAAACCAACAAGGCAGACGCACAACATCAACGTTTGGCAAGTGTCCAAGCGCGCTGATCTGGAGATGCTTCTCCCACGTTTGATCAAACACATGGTGATCAAAGCTAAACACTGGCAGTGGCTGCTGGATGTTTGGCGTGAAAAACGTGGCGGCCAGATATCGGCGGGAGTAAGGGAAGCGCTTATCGCGCAAAGCAAGGAATCACGGCGCGCCAATGCCGGTCCCATCAAACCGAAGAACCACCCCACATGGGCGTGGCTCGCCGGGTATCTTGATGGGGATGGCAGCTATATCCGCTCGTCCAAGACCAAAGACGGAGTGACGCGGTGGAGAATAGCAGTAAGCGCCGTGGCTCACGTTAACGATCGCTGCGTCCTCGATTTTTTGCTCCATGCGTTTGGTGGAAGCATATATCAGGATCATCGATCGCCAGTGTTACACTGGAGAAGAATGCTAGGCTATCAGAACCGCTCGTTTGCAGAGCAGTTCCTTCCAAATCTCGCCAAGCATTCTCGGTTCAAACGCGATAAGATAGACGCGATTCTTCACCATCATCGGCAACGACTGAGTATCCCAGGCCCTGATCGTCGTTTTTGCGAAATACAAGGTTGTGACCGTCGAGTGCACGGACATGGACTTTGTCAAATGCACTACTGGCGCAAAAGACGACACGGGGTAAGCGACAGTCTAAACGCATGAATATGCGTTTGTTTCCTCGTGGCAGGCAGCGGCGGCGCCGCGGCTGTCACGCGCGGTATCAACGGTCTCATTCCCGCTCGCGCGGACAGTTTGACCCAGACGACCGCGACTCTGGTTGAGTGGCATGATCTGGTCCGAAAGACCAGGTTCAACATCTTCCAGTCGCAGGGCGACCAGCGCGCCCTGATGCAGCAGACCACGCGTAAGGTTCTGAACCGCCGGCTCGATGCTGACGTCATCGCTCAGCTCGATACGGCGACCAACAACCTCGGTGCTGCCGCGACCTTCGCATTGTCGGCTGCCGCGAAGGCCATCGTAACTCTCGGCGAGAACGAGGTTCCCGTCGAGGAGGTCGACAAGATGTGGGCCGTCGCCACCCCTGCGGTGCGCGGCTACATCATGCAGCTGCCCGAAGCCACGAAGATCGACTACGTGGAGCAGAAGTTCCTGACGGGTCCCGCTCGCCGCACCATGCGCTGGGCAGGCTTCAACTGGATCTTCCATCCCAATCTGACGGGTGTCGGGACGTCCTCGGAGAAGTGCTACTTCTACCACAGAGATGCGGTGGGATCGGCATTCGACCAGGGCGAAGGCCTCAACATCGCCATCGGCTACGACGACGAGCAGGACTACTCGTATGCTCGCGCATCGTCGTTCACCGGTTCCAAGATGCTCCAGCAGTCCGGCATCGTGCAGTTCCTGCACGACGCGTCGGCTATCTAAGGGAGGGAAACCACATGGCTACCTATTCCAAGGATAAGCTGAAGCTCATGGCGCAGGGCATGACTGGCTTCAAGATCTGGTCCTATCATGACACCGGTACGGTGTTGGATGTGGCCGGGTTCTTCGCCAATGCCGGCGACATGGGCGTGGACTCGGGCGACCTGATCATGTCCAGCGGTGGCGGTGTCACCAAGGTCGTGAGGGCTGCCGCGTTTGCTCCCGGCTATGTGCAGGATACCGGTGCCACGCAGGGCACGACCGGACCTGGAACCCTCATCGGCGATACCGGCTGAGGCATGCCACTGGAGAGAGCCGGCTTTCGGGCCGGCTCTTTTCTGTTTGTCAACCCACAATCCAAGGAAACCCTATGGCGCAAGCCGCAACTGTTGCTCCCGTCAAGTCCGAATCCAAACCTATTCCGAGCGCGCCAAGCGCTGCGGCTGCCGTCGCTGCAGCCCCCGCTGTTGCCGTGCCGCGCAAGAAGCGGCAGCTGTCGATCAGCAACTTCAAGCCCACGGGCCACTTCTCCGAGCCGCAGCAGGTCCTGCTGCCGGCAGACTGGACGCTGGAGGAGACCTTCGAGCCGGGCTTCTGGGCCTCGATCGCCCCCATGCTGCAGTCATCCGCCAAGGCCAACGGCGGCGACTACCTCGGCACCGAGCTTGAGGTGCGCACCACCGATCACCGCTTTTTTGCGCGCCTCATCGTCACCGGCGTGCGCTTCAACACACATGGTGTTGCCGATGGTCTCGTCGTCGACTGCGTCGGCCCGGCCTGCGATCCCAAGACGGGTGCGCCATGCCCTTACGATCTCAAGGCCAAGAGGCCGATGCCGCTCGAGAGGCAGTAGGCAATAGAGAGGCAGTAGGCAGTAGGCAGTAGGCAGTAGGCAGTAGGGGAAGACGCTTTTTTCCCACTGCCTACTGCCAATTGCCTACTGCCTCAGTTCCAAAGGAACTGACCATGACCACCAAGCTCGCCGTCTTCAACGGCTCTCTCGTCGAGATCGGCCATCGTCGCTTGAGCGATACCGGCGAGGCCGTGGAGGCGGGGCGCGAGCTCGTCGCCGCCTACGATCAGGTGGTGGCCGAGTGCCTGGCGGCGGGCTCCTGGAACTTCGCCATGGAGACCATCAAGGCCGTGTCGGACACAGGGGTCACGCCCGAGTTCGGCTACCCCGAGGTGTTCGCCAAGCCGTCGGATTGGGTCAGGACGCACGGGGTGTCGGCGGATGAGAACTTCGCCTTTCCGCTGCTGCACTACTACGACGACAGCAACTTCTGGTCGGCGGACTCCAGCCCGATCTACATCCGCTATGTGTCGAACGACACGGGGCTTGGGCTTGATCTCACGCGATGGACGGCCAATTTCACGCGCTTTGTGCAGCTGGAGCTGGCGAGCCGCGTGTGCCTCAAGCTGACGTCGAGTGAGTCGATGCTGGAGCGCGTCGAGAAGCGGCGCGACAAGGCACGCAAGACGGCCAAGAACCACGACAGCATGAACGAGCCCAATCCGAAGTTCCCCCCGCCCAGCTCCTGGACGACGGCGCGCGGTGGCGGTGGCTCGCGCGATCGCGGCTCGCGCGGCTCGTTGACGGGTTGAGGGAATAAAAATGGCGCGCGCCAATGTGCCGTTTTTGGCATTCAACCGCGGATTGCTCTCACCCAAGGCGCTGGCGCGCGTCGACCTCGACCGCACCAGGCTGTCGGCCGAGGTGTTCACCAACTGGCTGCCTAAGACCCAGGGCGCGCTCACCATTCGTCCTGGCACCAAGTGGTTCGGCTCGTCCCTCAACGATACCGGCGCCCAGTACCTGGAGTTCATCGCCTCGACCGACGACGTGGCGCTCATCGAGCTGACGCACCAGAAGATGCGCCTGTGGATCGGCAGCGATGCGCATGCGCTCTCGCTGCTGGGCCGGCCTGCGGTCAATACCACGCTGTCGCTGACCGACACCGGCTGGGCCGATACCTCGGCGGGTGGGGCCTTTACCGGCCGGCTGATATCCTCGGTCGATGCCATCCCCACCATGGTGGGGGCGACGACCAACGGGGTGACGGTCTCGGCCTCCTCGGAGAATGTCGTCCACAACAGCGATGGTCTCGGTGGCAGCCCGTTTGTTCCGATGGACAGCGAGGATCAGCCCGTTGCCCTCCTCGGCGGCAACCGGGCCGCATGGAAGGCGGCCGATGACAACAACAACAGCGGCTGGCAGGATACGGGCTCGAGCAATGTCAGCTCCTTGCCGAGCACGTGGGCTGTCGACTTCGGGGCCAGCAACACCAAGTCGATTGCCAGATACTCGATCCGGGCCGGCCCCAGCGCCGTCAACACCAACAACGCACCAAAGGCCTGGACGTTGGAGTCGAGCGACAACGGCAGCGTCTGGACCGTCGAGCAGACCAAGTCGAACATTACCGGCTGGGCGGCCGGTGAGAAGCGCACCTACACCACGGCCGAGGGCGACACCGGCACGGTCACTGCGCACCGCTTCTGGCGGCTCAATGTTTCGGCTGTCGACGGCGACACCGAACTGATCGTCTCGGAAATCGAGATGTTCGAGATCTTCTCGTCCTCGGCGCAGCAGATCCTGGTGTCCGGCGGCAAGCTGACCTTGAATGCCACCGCCATCGGCTCGCTCGCCAGGCGCGAGAAGCGGGTTGTCGTGTCCGATACGGGCACCGAGCATTCGCTCAGCCTCTATGTCGAGCGCGGTCCCGTGACGCTGCGGGTGGGCTCCACCCAGAGGGACGACGACTACATCTCCGAGACTGAGCTCGGCACCGGCTACCACAACCTCGCCCTGACGCCGACGACGCCCTATTTCTGGGTCACCCTGCAGACCGACGAGGTGATGAACCGCATCGTCGGCTCGCTCGCCGTCGGCGATTCCGGTACGGTCGAGGTCACGGCGCCGTGGGAGGCCAACGCTCTCGACAACGTCCGCTACGACCAGTCGGCCGATGTGGTCTATGCCGATAGCGATGGGGTCAGGCCATCCAAGATCGAGCGCCGGGGCACGGGGCGCTCCTGGTCGGTGGTCGACTATGCTCCCGACAACGGGCCGTTCCTGCCATCGCCCTCTTCTGGCGCCAAGCTGTCGCCGGCTGCGTTGTTCGGCAACACCACCTTGGCGAGCGATATTCCGTTCTTCTCGATCGACCATGTCGGTGCGCTGATGCGCATCTTCCACACGGGCCAGAGCGGGCAATGGCGGCTCGGCGCGGTCGAGGCCAAAACGGACGCCATCGAGGTCAACGGCTACAACGACACCGGCACAGGCACCGGCGGCGAGCGCAGGGTTTCCGTCAGCGTGACCGGCACTTGGTCCGGCACCATCACGCTCGAGCGCTCGATCGACGGGGCCGATCGCGGCTTCCATCCCGTCGACACCAACTTCATGGCCAATGCGCTGGCGACCGATACCGGCTCGTTCACGCGCACCATCTTCGACACCGACGACAACGTGCAGACCTGGTATCGGGCGCGCATCTCCGCCTACAGCTCGGGCGTGGCCATCGTGGTCCTCACCTATCAGGGCGGCGGCATCACCGGCATTGCCCGCGTCACCGATTTTGCCTCCAACGTCTCTGTCAGCATCGAGGTGTTGTCGCGCTTCTCCGCCACAGGCGCTTCCGAGAACTGGCAGGAGGGCTTCTGGTCGGCGGCGCGCTCCTTCCCGGCGGCCGTTGCCCTGCATGGCGGAAGGCTCGCGCACGCCCGGGGTGGGCAGCTGTTCATGAGCGTCTCGGACGACTACGAGAACTTCGACGATGCCACGATCGGGGATGCCGCCCCCATCGTCAAGACATTGGGCTCGGGACCGGTCGATTCCATCCGCTTCCTGATGTCGCTGTTGCGGCTCATCATCGGCACGGCCGGGGCCGAGCTCACGGCGCGGTCGTCCTCGCTCGACGAGCCGCTGACGCCGACCAACTGCAACGCCTCGACGCCGTTCTCGACCCAGGGGGCGGCGAGCCTGCGGGCCGTCAAGATCGATACCAAGGCCGCCTACGTGCAGCGTTCCGGGCAACGGCTGCTGGTGGCGGGTGCCGGGGGTGGGGGGAGCACGTCGGGGGACTATGAGGCGGCCGACCTGACGCGGCTGGTGCCGGATCTGCTGGAGGCGGGCGTGGTGTCTATTGCCGTGCAGCGGCAGCCCGACACCAGAATCCACGCCTGCCTCGGGGATGGGCGGGTTGCCATCCTGACCTATGAGCCGGGCGATGAGGTCGTGGCCTGGTCGATGTGGCAGACGGACACGGGAACATCGGGTGCGGTCGAGAAGGTTATGAGCCTGCCCGGGACCGTCGAGGACGCGGTCTACTATCATGTGCGGCGCACGATCAATGGGTCGACCAAGCGCTACCTGGAAAAGTGGGCCAAGGAGAGCGAGTGCACGGGCGATAGCGGGTTGACGGGCTGGCTGATGGACTGCGCCAAGAGCTACACGGACACTGGGCAAAACGCCGCGCTTGTCGACATTGCTCCGCATCTGGTGGGTGAGTCGGTCGTCGTGTGGAGCGATGACACGGGGTCTATTCCTGGTGTCGATCGGTCGCCGGATGTCGATGGGGTGCAGGTTCGTTGGACGCCCGATACCGGGGGCGATATTACTCTCGGCGTCGCGGTGCATCATTCGATCGCCGGCCTTCCCTATAAGGCAACGTGGGAGAGTTCCAAGCTCGCCTACGCTGCTGAATTGGGCAGTGCGTTGGCCCAAGAGAAGCGGGCGCCGCAGCTCGGTTTGCTCCTCTTTGCGACACACAACCGTGGTTTGCGCTACGGATCTGATACTGGGCACCTGGATGACTTGCCTCGGATGATCGAGGGTGCCGTTGTCGACGACAACCAAATTCACCAGACGCTCGATATGGTCGCCGTCCCCATACCGAGTCGCTGGCACCCCGACGCGAGGCTCGTGTTGCGCGGGAAGTCACCGAGGCCTGCGACGGTGTTGGCGGCGATCCCGACGGTTGTCACGCACGAGAAATAACGACTGTCATCCTCGGACTCGTTCCGAGGATGGATCAGTTAGGGCTCCCGATGTTCCGGGCGCTCGACTCTCGATCACCTGGCTCGCGGAGCAAAACGATATGGTTGTGGTGGTGCGTCCTGCGACACCTGAGGACATCGCTGCCTTCTGCCATGACCTGCCGAGTAAGCCGACCATCCGCGCCCTCGTCGCCGAGATTGACGGGGTGATGGTGGGCTTTGGCGGCATCGGCCTGAAGCAGGGGCGCTGGTATGCGTTCTGCGATGTCAACCCGGAGCTGCGTCCCTACAAGATGACGATTGCCCGTGCCGCCAAGAGGTTCTTGGCTGCCGCGCGGGCCGGTGGCATCCGCACCATCTACGCGGAGATCTCACCGCTCGAGCCGCGCGCCGGCTTGTGGCTGGCGAGCCTCGGTTTCGAGTTCGATGAGCGATCGCAACACTTCTACCGCTGGAGCGGGGATGCCTGATGCTTAATCCAGCAGCCTGGGGCCTTGGAGGCTGGCGGGGCGGATGCCTCTCGTTCCAGCCATGCTGGGACCCCGTCACGCTTTCGGTGATCGGCGCTAGCGCCGCCATCGCGGGAGGTGGCGTCAGTGCGCTCGGCACCATCGGTGCCGGCAAGGCGAAGGAGCAGGCCTACGAGTCCAAGGCCCGCTCGCGGGAATACGAGGCCCTGCAGCTCGACGAGAAGGGGCGGCTCGAGCGTGAGTCCGGCAAGAACATGCTGGCCCAGGCCCAGAGCGACGCCGGCGAGCTCAAGCACAAGAAGGAGCTGGCGCTGTCGACCCTGCAGGCGCGCGGCGCCGCGTCCGGGTTCTCGGCGACGGATGCGTCGAGCCTAAAGCTCGCCGAGGACATCTCCGGCTACGGCACCTTGCAGGAGGAGCGTGCCGTTGCTGGCGGCACCATCAAGCGTGCCGGCGCCGAGGCGCAGGCGCGCACCTTCGACGCCATGGCCGGCGGCGCCCGCTATGAGGCTGCGGCCGACCGCATCGCCGGGCGCTACGCGCGCAAGGCCAGCCGCATCGATGCGGCGTCCACCATCCTCGGCGCGGTCTCTAATCTGGCGCTGCGCTTCGGCGGCACGCCGTCGGGCACGCCGTCGGGCACGTCGGCGTCCGCCAGCCCCTATCGTTTCGGATAACCTGAAATGGCAAGGCTTCCCTCACGCGACGATCTGGGTGGGCTGCCGCCCGTTCCCGCGGTGCAGCCGCCGCGCGGGCTTGCGCGTGCGGACGCCTCCGTCATCGGCACGGAGGCGGCTTCCGCGTCCAAGTCGCTGGCCGGGCTCGGCAAGGGCATCGGCGAGTTCGGCGAGGCCTTGATCAAGAAGGCCGAGGAGCAGGAGGACTACGAGGCCACCAAGCGTCTCATCGAGTTCCGGCGTGCCGAGGAGCAGGCCTATGAGGAGCACAAGCGCACCATACAGCCCGGCGGCGACGGCTTCCAGGACGGCTGGTATCAGGGCTACGGCGAGCGCGCGCGCGAGTTCTTCGGCAAGGAGGGCGGCAATTTCCCCAACCGTCTCAGGCAGAAGGTCGACACCAAGCTCCTGGAGATCGGCGGGGGGCTCTCCACCAAGGCGTTGACCTACCAGGTCGTCGAGCGCGATCGCTACGAGAAGGAGAGCCTGGGCGAGGCGCTGGGCAAGACGCTCAAAGACATCGAGGGGGCGCCGGCTCGGCTGCCGGGCTTCAAGAGCGAGGGCCTCGGCGTCATCGACCTCTCGCCCATGAACCCCGCCGACAAATACCGGGTGCGCAAGGAGTTCTTGAAGAGCGCCGACAAGACCGCAGGTCTTGCCGAGGCGCTGGGGGCCAATACCGGCGACGACTTCAACAGGGTCACCGGGACCTTATTCGTTAGCGCGCCGGGCAAAGCGCGACCCGTCGACCGCTCGGGAAGCGATTTCTTCCGCGCCAAGTTGAAGGCGCGCGAGTCGACCGCGCAAGCGGACATCATCAACGAAGATGGCTTTGCAGGTCTCTATCAGTTCGGCGCGCCGCGGCTCGCGACGCTGGGGATTTATAAGCCTGGGGCTGGTGAAAACATCACCGACAAGTCTGCGCGCGGTGGCTGGTCCGGCAACAAATGGTCCGGCAGCTTCAACATCGAAGGCTTCCCCGACATCAAGACGGTCGACCAGTTTCTTGCCAACCCCGAGGCGCAGGAAGCTGCCTACGAAGTGCACGCTGGAGAAATGGATCGGGAGATCAGGCGGGCGGGTCTCGAGAAGTATATCGGTCAGAACGTCGCCGGCGTGACCATCACCCAGGATGGCCTGAGAGCCATGCTGCATCTGGGTGGCATCGGCTCGACACGGGCGGCACTCGAATCAGGCGGCCGGACCAATTCGGCTGACCGCAATCGCTCGAGCGTGCTGGACTATGCGCGCGAGTTCGCTACGCCTCCGGTCCCCGGGGGCGGCGCGGTGTTGCCTTCGGCGGGGGATGCAGTGCCAACGGGCAAACCCCCGGCATCCGCCGAGGGCAAGCCCACCACCGTGGTCACCGAGGGCGCGATGAAGCCCCTGTGGGACGGCGAGGAGAAGGGTGAGGCGACCTACGACGGGCCCTACCAGAATCTCTCGCTTGCCGAGCGCAAAGCCATCCACGGGCAGCTCGAGACGCGGCGCAAGGCGCTGCTGGCCGGGATGGAGAAGGAGATCACCAAGTTCGAGGCCGTGGCCCAGAACGGCTATGCGCTGCCGGCGCCGATGCTCGAGGACCTGGCGCGCCGGGTCAAGGAGTTCAACGACCCGACGCTGAACGCGCACTTTGTGTCCACCTTGGGGTTGGCGGAGCTGACCTCCCAGCTCAACAAGATGCCGCCGATGCAGCTGGAGAAGATGGTGGGCGACGAGCGCCAGCGCGTCTTACGCGAGGGTATGACGGAGGCGGCGCAGAAGCGCCTCAAGCACGTCGAGGCCACTCTCGCCAACATGCGCACGCAAATCAACACCGATCCCCTGACGTGGGCCAACCGTGTCGGCATCGTCCCCGTCGATGATCTGCTCGAGAAGTTCAACGACGACGCGGCCCTGCAGAAGCGGGCCGAGCAGGCGCGCCAGGTCGGCGCCTACTACAACCAGGCCCCCATCTTCTTCACCAAGAACGAGAAGGATGCGCTCGTCGACGTCGTGCGCAAGGGGGGAGAGCCGATGATGGGGGTGCTGGGCCGGATCGTCGCCAACTTCGGGCCGGATGCCAGGCTTGCCATGGGAGAGTTCGCCAAGGACATGCCTGTCGCGGCGTGGATCGGCGGCATGGCGGTGGATGCCGGCAAGAACAACGGCGCCACCATGCAAGCGGCCAAGGATGCGGCACAGGCCGTCGAGCTCAAGAAGGACAAGAACTTCAAGGCCATCATCCACGGCGGGGGTAGCGACGGCGACGAGCACAAGACGACCGCGCGCGCAGCCCTTGGCACCACCTTCCAGGCCCTGCCGGGGAACGACGCGGCCGTCATCGCCACGGCCGACGAAATCTTCGAGACCCGCGCCTTCCGCAAGGGCAACATCACCAAATTCGACGCGGAGCTGTGGAAGCAGGGCCTGAAGGAGGCCTTGGGCGAGCACGTCAGCAAGGGCACGACCTACGGTGGGCTCTACTACCAGAGCCCCGGCCTCTTCGGCATCGGCCGCGGCAGCCCCGTGGTGGTGCCGAGCAACATGAAGCAAGCAGGCTTTGGCGACATCCTGTCGACGCTGAGGGATGGCGACCTCCTCGATGCGTTCGGGGCCGGTCCCGCAACGGGAGCGGGCAATCCCCTGTCGATGGGCGTGCTGCGCCGCGCCACCATGGTCACAGTCGGTCCAGGCCAATACTGGATGGCGATCGGCGACCCTCAGGGCGCCGACCCGCAGTGGGTCGAGAACGGCATGGGCAAGCGCTACGTGCTCGACGTCAACCAGCTGGAGCCGCTGCTGCGCAAGCGGCGTCCCGATCTGTACCTGGGGTATGTCGAGCCGGTGCTTAGCCCACCCAGCATGACGGACATGGGCGGGCGGATGAACCTCGGCGGGCCCGGGCGGCTGGCCGAGGAAGGGTCCGGTCCTCCCATCGAGAAGACCACGTTCGCTGGCGAGGGCTCGGCTACCGCAGACAAGGCGGCGCTGGCCGAGGCCAAGGAGCTGACGACCATCGACACCCCCGCGCGCGAGATCTGGGAGAAGACCGGCTGGTTCAGGGGGCAGGACGACAAGTGGCGCAACGAGATCGACGATAGCGCCGCGCGCGCAACCAAGTTGCCGGAGCAGGAGGGGGAGACGACGCTGGGTCACATACTGGACCACCCGGACCTGTTCGCGGCCTATCCCGACCTCAAGGACGTGAAAGTCATATTCCGTGCTGCCGGTAAGAGCGCGGCCTCCGGGGCCGCCTTCGGCGATGGGAAGGGCAGGGTGGTCGGCGTCAACCTCGATCGCATCAAGAGCGAGGACGATTTCCTGAAAACCTTGCTGCACGAGACCCAGCATCACATCCAGAACAAGGAGCGCTTCGGGTTCGACACTGCGGGCCCCTACGCTGACCGAACGCAGGAGCGCGAGGCCTTCGACCTCGAGGCCCGCCATGGCCTGACCAAGGCCGAGCGTCGCGCGCGCCTGCCTGCCGCCGCGCAACGCGGGCGGCTCACCTCGACCAAGCCCTAGCCCTGGGATTGAGATGTACTCCGAAAACCCCGTCCTCCCCGCAGGCTCGAGCGCCCGCGGGGAGCCCTCATCGCTGATCTCTTTCCGCCCCACCGAGGGCGGGAAGGTGCATGATATCGGCGGTGGCGTCGAGGTGCCGGAGCAAGAGCTCGATCCGAGGTCCCTGTTCGGCGCGGCCTTCCACTCGGCCCGTCTCGTTGACAACTCCAACTCGTCCAGCGTTGCGCTCGAGCGCGCCTACGACGATCGCATCGATGCCGTCACCAAGGCCGGAATCTCCCACAGCCTAGTCAATCCCACGCGCTTCTCGCCCAGCAGTACGGCGCTGGAGATGGGGCTGCCGCAGCACGACCCCTACGAGGAGTTCGACCGCCACCTCTTCGAGCTGTCTCGCAAGCACCCCGACAAGGCCGAGGTGTTCAAGCTCGACCGCTCCGTGCGCGAGGATGCGCGCGAGAAGGCCCGCAACGCCGAGAAGCGCTTCGAGGAGGTGTGGAGCCAGCTTCCCAGTGGCTTTGGCGCCGGCTACGCCACGCGCTTCGCCGGCGGCATGGCCGGCCAGATGTACGACCCCATCAACCTCGCCGCCCTGGCGGCAGGCCCGTTCGGGCGCGTCGGGATCGGCGCCAAGGAGCTGCTGTGGAATGCGGCCAAGGTCGGAGCCGTCAACGCTGGGGCGGAGCTGGTAACCGAGCCCTTCGTGCAGTCCTGGCGCAAGGACGCCGGCCTCGACTACGGGGTGAGCCACGCTGCGCTCAACGTCATGACGGCCTTCGGGTTTGGCGTGGCGGCGGATCTGGGCATTCGCGGGGCCTATCGCGGGCTCCAGCGCAGCGCCGGACGCGAGCCGATCCTCGACGCTGCGGGCAAGGTCGAGGGCTGGCAGCGGCCAAGATTGCCGCTGTCGGCGGAGGAGGCGCTGGACGCGGCCGCCAAGGGCGCCGCCCCCACCGCCACCATCCGCAAGGCCGCCGAGGGCGATATCGATGCGCTGCACCGCGCCGCCAAGGCCGTGGGTGTCAGCGACGACCCGGCCATCAAGGGCGCGCGGCAGGCCGCTGAAATCGAGGATGCGATTGCCGGCAAGAAGCCCGGGATGGTCGACGAGGGCGAGGCGCTGGACAAGCTCGCCCAGGCCTTCCGCCACGCCACCGACGATGCCGAGCCTCCCGCGAGCGGGGTTTCCCCCGTCGTGCCGGCGCGTGGCGGCTACGAGCGTCTCGCCGATGGCGGGCCCACCCCTCCCGCACAGTTCAAGCTCGATGGCAAGCCGGTGGCATTCAGGGAGGTGCCGGCCCAGGCCATCGGCTTCGATGCCGAGAGGTTCCAGTTCAAGGGCGGCGGCAACGCCCAAGGGGTGAGCGAGCGGCTGCTTGGGGTGTCGCAGTGGGATCCCATCGCCGCCGGCCGGGCGATCGTCTACGAGCGGGCCGATGGCTCGCTGGTGGTGGCGGACGGGCATCAGCGTCTCGCGCTGGCCAAGCGGCTGGAGGCCGGAGGGCACGAGCCCATCGCCTTGCCGGCGACGGTGTTCCGCGAGGCCGACGGCTGGACGCCGGCCGATATCAGGGCGATCGCCGCGCGCAAGAACCTGCAGGAAGGCTCGGGCGACGTGATCGACGCGGCCCGCGTGATCCGCGAGCGCCCCGATATCATCGATAGCTCCGTGCCGCTCACGGCGCATGCCATGCGCCAGGCGCGCAATCTCGCCAGGCTCTCCGACGAGGCCTTCGGCGAGGTGCTGGCCGGTCGGGTCGCGCCCAACCATGCGGCGCTGGTCGGCGATCTCGTGGAGGCCAAGGCCGAGCACCTCGGCGTGATCCGGGCGCTGGCCGAGGCCGAGCCCAACAACGAGCGCGAAGCCCGCCACATCATCGCCGACCTGCTGCAGGGCCCGCGCGAGATCGTGCAGGAGGTATTGCTCGGCGGGCACACCCGGCAGGCCTTGCTGGCCGAGCGGGCCCAGGTGCTCGACCGCGCGCTGCGCCTCCTCAAGGAGGACGAGAAGATCTTCGCCCTGCTGTCCCGGGAGGCCGAGCGCATCTCAGGGGCCGGCAACGTTCTGGCCGTCGATGCCAACGCTCTGCGTGCTCTGCGTGGCGACATGGTCTCCGCGCTGCTGGAGACGGTGGCGTCGAGGCCGGGTCCTGTCCGGACTTGGCTCGATGAAGCCGCGCTCGCGGTGGCCAACGGGCGGCCCGTGAAAGCCGTGGCCCAGGAGTTCGCCGACGACGTCCGGGGCCAGATCGAGGCGCATGGGCTCGACGGCCTGAAGCCCGAGCCGCCGGCCCCCCTGCGCGGCCGCGGCATCGACGATCCCGTGGGCGCCGAGGCCAAGGCGCAGATCGCCGAGCTGGAGACGGCGCTGGAATCGCGTCTCAAGACTGTCGCCCTGAAGGTCGCCGACGCCAACGTCGACCGCTGGTTCGACTGGCAGCGCCTCAACAAGCGCGCCGTGCCCTCGCTCAATCCGGTGGTGCGCGCGGAGGTGGTGCGCCTGGTGGCGGCGGGCGATGCCGTGCCCGATGCCATCAAGCTGGCGCGCGAGCAAGTCGCGGCCGCCGAGGCCAAGCGGGTCATCGATCTCGCCGACGCCGAGGCCGAGCGCGCGGGGACGCTGAAGCCGGAATCGCCGGAGGATGTCGAGCCTCTGGTGTCCATGTGGCGCTACGTCGATTCGGCGCGCCAGATCGGCAAGGAGAAAGACGCCGAGATTGCCGGCATGGAGGCCGAGCTCAGGCGTTACGGCGTCGCCAACGCCAAGTCCGAGGCCGAGGTGCGGGAGATCCTCGACCCTCGGGACAAGCCCGAGGGCAAGGGCAAGGGCGGCGCAGAGGAAGACCCGCTCAAAGCCGTCACTGCCGAATCCGATCTCCTCTCCACCATCGACAGGACCATCGCCGACCTCAGGGCAAGGCCCGAGCTCTATCCGCCGGAGGAGCTGGCGGCCAAGGTGGCGGCCCTGGAGCAGGCCAAGGCCGTGCTCGAGGCGCCCGAGCTGTCGGAGCGCAAGACCCTGTCGCTGCCGGGTCGCAAGCCCGGGGAGTCGTCAGCGGCGCCGGCAGCCAAAGACGTCGAGCCTGCAGTTCCGACGATCGAGGTGCCGGGTATCCGCATCGCCGAAGGGCCGCCCGATCATGTCAAGGCCTATCGCCAGCAGGCCGACGCCATCGCCGACAAGAGCGCCCGCCTGAAGGCGGCGGCCGATGCCGATCCTGAGCATATCGCGGCGCTACAATCCCAGCTCGAGCGCCGCCAGCTGATGATCGCCGAGGCGACGCGGCTGCCGCAAGGCGTGTTCGCGCCCACCGAGCTCGCCTGGGCTGGCCTGCCCCAGGCTGAACTGCGCGCCAACCTGCAGCACATCTGGGAGAAACGCACCGGCAAGGACGATCCGGCACGGCACGGGGACTTGTCGACGCACGAGAAGATCGCGGCTCACATTGCCCATGTACTTGCCGCGCCGACGTACGCTCAATTCGACGGAGGAACCGGTGTCCGGTTGATACGCCTGGGCAAGGAGAATGACGGCGTCGTCGTCATCGGCATCAGGGAGGCTGACCGCGGCCGTCTCAAGATCATGACGGCCTTCAATCAGATGCGCAGCGATACCATCGCCCGGTTGTCCGCCGCTTTGCACCAGCAGGGTCCAGAGGCCCTGAAATGGCAGAAGGCCCCTGAGCGCGCGGGTGAAATCCTGGCCCTAATCAGCCAAGTACCGCCGCGCAACCGGGGGCCTTCGTGGCACAGCTTTAGACGCCAACTCGTTCAAAGTCAAGAAGACGCCGCCCCGCTGAAGGCGGTGGCGGGGGAGCTCGACAGCCCCGTTGTCGACTTTGCTCCGGGGGGAGGCGAGCGCGTTGTCGAGTACGGCCCGACCCGCATCCGCTACAGCGTCGAGCCCGACGGGGGCGTGTATCTGGAGTACCTGCGCACCTTCCCGGAGGCCCGCAACCTCGGGGCCGCGCGCTCGGCCATGCAGCGGTTCGTGGCTGCCGCCGACGAGGCGGGCAAGGCCGTCTCGCTGATCGTGGAGGGGGCCAAGGGCGTCGACGATGCCCGTTTGGGCATGTTCTACGCCTCCCTGGGGTTCCGGGAGGGCAAGGACGGGTTCTGGCGCAGGGAGCCCGATACCGCGCCGATGAAGGCGGTGGCGGGCGAGCGCCAGGCGCCCAAGGGTGCGGATAAGCACCTCACCTACGGCCGCGAGCTCGGCATACATGCCGACATGCGCACCAACTTCCCCGAGGCCGACTTCTGGATCGTCAGGAAGGGCTCGGACGACAAGGTCGGGTCGGTGACGCGCGAGTTCTCGCCGGAGCATATCGGCGTGCTCGTCAGGAACCACAACATCCTCCCGGACTATCTCTACTACGCGCTGATGCATGCGCACCAACAGGGCTACTTCAAGGAGCGGGCGCACGGCACGCTCAGATCGAAGAACATCAAGCTGTCGGATGCCAAGGCCGTTCCGGTGGAAGGGCCGATGTATCCGGATATCTTCCCGGCGAAGGCGGTACTGGGGGAGAGCGACGGGGCCGTACAGAGGCGGGCGTTCGACCAGCTTGGGTTCTACAGCCAAGCTTTGGAGGCGGCCAAGGCACTGAAGCAGGCCAAGGGAACGCCTGAGCAGATGCGCTCGATGCTCACCAAGGGCACCGGCGTCAAGGAGGCCGAGCTTGCAGCGACCGGTCTCGACAAGTTCCTGGAGGGCAAGAGGAGCGTCACCAAGGTCGAGATCGTCAAACACCTAGAAGAGAACCGAGTATCGGTGAAGGAGGCGGTCTATCGCAATGATACGGACGGGGTGACGTTCGGCAACGATCCTGATGACCCCGCCACCACGCTTGTTGCCAATCGCGAGGGCACCATCATCGCGGAGATTTCGCCGCAGGGTGATGGGACGCTGTTGGTGCAGCGACGCGCGGGCCGCAGTGATAACGGCTGGACGGAAGCGTCTGGCGACATGGTCGTCCACGACATGGAGGCCGCAAAGAAGCTGTTCAGTCCGCTGCGCTGGCCTGAGTACCAGATCGACCGCGGCAACCGCACGAACCGGGAGAGCGTGCTGCATCTGCCCGGACGGCCATTCAACTTCGAGACCCAATTCGAAGATCGAGTGGCAACTTTCACCGACTCCCATTTCCCCAACGAGCCCAACCCCATCGTCAACACCGGCACCTCGATTCAGAAGGATGGAGATGGTAAAGCCGTAGGCGTCCTGGATCGGTTCCAGCCGCAGTGGGCGCAAAGCATCCGGGATTCGGTACGCAATGCGTACGCCAAGACGATGTTCGAGTCTGAGCATCAAGCAAAGCTTGCTGATCTCACGAAGCGACATGAGGAGGCTGACGCTGCGCTATACGAACTGCGCGATGAAATCAACAGGCGCTTGTTTGCGTGGAACCCAGAGCTGGGCGAGAAGTGGCTGACCCCGCCGGTCGGCCGGGTCTCCGTCAAGGATGGGCTGGATCAGATCTCTGACCTCATTCGTAATCGCGTAGACGCCGGCAAGATCATTCCGGTGGAGATGCGTGCCCGCTACTCAAAGCTTGGCACGCAACGGGGGCTCCTCGACCAGGAGATAGAGGCAACGCCCGCGCTGACGAGCTTTAAGGCCCTCAGTAAGAAACAGAAAGCAGCCGTCAGCAAGGCCATCGACAAGGATCGCAAGGCTGGCGCGCTCAAGGGTGGGGTTCGAGACGAGGCAAAGGTTGCCAGCCTGCTGGATCAGATTAAGCAGGCCGAGCAAGCGCAGAGGAATATCCTCGACGAAGCTAGCCGCTGGCTGCCGGACGGTGAAAAGAGCGCCATGCCGAATGGTGGCAATCCCTCTGAGGTGTGGGCTGCGCTATCGCGCTGGCATGACGAGACGCCCGCAGGAACGCGGGATGAGGAAGGCCGGAGCATTGTCGCGCAGGCGTTTAGGCACCTAAACGCGATCCGTCACGCTAACGAACGGCTCGGCTTGCTGGACGCAGAGCTGCAGACCGCCAAAGCCGCGGTTCCCAGCCATCCTCTCGTCGACACCACTGACCAAGCCATGGAGACGGGCCTGCGCTGGGTGGTGCGCCAGTTCATCGACGCGGATGTCGACAAGATCGCGATCAGCCCAGCCCAGGCTCTCATTGATCGGGCAGAGGGCGCAAACAATCCCCAGGGCATGCGCTCGTTCTACGATGAGATACTGCCGCGGGCCTTGTTGAAATACCTCCAATCGCTCGATCCGAGCATCAAGGGGCCCTCGCAAGAGGGCCTTTTCTCTTCCATGGATGGGCGTGCGTTCTCGCATCGGCTGGATCACCTTGATCGCCCCGGAGAAGAGCGCGGCAAGCCCATCCAGTTCCATGTCTTCCCCCTGACCGAGAAGGTCAAGGCTGTCGTGACGGAGGAGGGCCAGCCCCTCTTGGCCGCAGCCCAGCGCACGGGACGCGACTTCCTCCCGGAGGGCGAGGAAGGCACCGGTGCCGGTGCTGGTGGCGACTGGATCGACGAGCACTGGGACGCCCTCTCACGCCGGGCCACGGCTGGCGAGATCTCCCACGCCTACCAGAGCGTGGGCGAAGCAGCCCAGCGCGTGGCGCAGAGGATCGTGCCGAAGTCGGCACTGGAGATGGAGGCCGGCGACCTCTTCAAGGCCGCGCGCGCGCTCGAGGACAGCCTGCGCAAGGCCGATGCCGGCGCCGACGAGATCGCCAAAGCGGTCAACGAGCGCTTCGGCTCGCGGGTCACCCCGGAGGAGGTGGCCTCGGGCAAGGTGTGGTGGCGGGCCGAGGAGCTGAGCGCAGCCGAGAAGAAGGCGGCGCGCGGTCTCCTCAATGAGGGCCAGCTCGCCGAGCTCGACAAGGTCTGGGGCGATCCCAAGCAGTCTCTGGCGCGCATGGCCGAGCTTATGAGCGAGGTGGCGGAGCAGCCGATTACGGCCCGCCAGATCGCCGAGATCGCGTTGGCTGACCGCGAGCGCTTCCCGGATCGGCGCGGCATTGTCGCCCGACCCGGCGGCAAGCCGCTGCTCGATGCCGACGAATTGGCCGAGCTTGAGCGCCTGTGGAAGACCAAGCTGTCGGTCCCAGAGATCGCCGAGCAGATGCGCGAGCTGTTTCAGCGCAGCGACATCAGTACGGCCTCGATCGGCTGGCAGGCGCACCGTGATCGCGCCCGCTTCCCGGACCGGCGCGCGCTCAATCCAGGACGCCTGGAGGCAGTGCCACGCGTCTGGACCGAGCCGCGGATGGCCGAGCTCGAGCGGGTCTGGAACGATCCCGCCAATGCCGCGTGGTCTGCGGTCGACGTCGCCCGTCACATGAGCGAGGCGACAGGGCGCGAGGTCACGCCCGATGCCGTGCGCAGCCTCGTCAAGTCCGACCGCGTCCGCTTCCCTGCCCGGCAGGAGAAGCCCTGGACGGAGGGCGAGCGGCGGCTCGCCGGCATGTCCCACGTCCCCGCCAACCCCGTGGTCGCCGCACCCCTGCTCAGCGAATTGTTCGGCCGGCGCATCACGCCGCAGGAGATCGCCAGGGAGAGGGCGGCGGCAAGCGGGGTTGGGACCGAGACGAAGGCTGCGCCGGCCGCGCGCGCCGCGCCTGCGGCTCAGTCGGCTGCGGCTGCCAAGGGCATGGTGCCCGATGAGCTCGTCAGCGACAGCCTGGCGCGCGAGGCCATCAACTCACGGGTTGCGGCGGGCGCGCCGATTGCGATTAGAGCGGGGATTGTCGACCGTACCCTTGCCGCCCTTGCCCCGCATCTTGACCTTATTCCGGAGGGCTTCAGCGTCGGCACGCTCGCGCGCATCGAGCCCACCGTCGCTCCCGCCGAGGCCCGCCGCATTGCTCGCGGTCGCGGCGGGGTTGGCGACGTCAGGGTGCGCGCGGTCATCCGCTACACCGACGGCTCCACGCGCGAGATCGAGGGATCGTGGAAGTGGTTCAAGGGGGCGCGTGCGCTCACCTTCGCCAACCCGGCGCTGCGGGAGGTCATCTTCTTTCGTGCGGGCCTGTCGGGCGGATTCGAGCATAGCCTCAGGGGTGACCTGTGGCATGAGCTCGTCCATGTGATCTTCCAGGTCGATACGGGGCCGAACCGCCGCCTGCTGGACCTTCTTGTCGACCATGCCAATAAGCTCCGTATCCTCGATATGTCGCTCAGCGACTACCTGGAGAAAGTGGGACGCTCAGACGCCGTCGATATCACGGGCGAAACGCTGCGCCAACGCTACGAGCGCGAGTACGCGGGACTGCGCAGCAAGGATCATCGTCTCGCTCAGGAAGCCGTAGCACATCTCGTCGAGTTGATCTACCATCGCGCCCTCCCCCTCGAGGATATCCGCCCCATCGCGCCGTTGCTCAAGCAACTGTTTGACGGGCGCTCGGGCCATGCCTCCCGCCTGCTCCAGGGTTTGGAGGACGGTGAGCCGCTGCTTGCCGTCATTGGACGCCAGGGGCGCTCGGCCGACCTGATGCTGCTCGACGCCGCCCAGCGCATGGAGCGTGCCGGACGCGTGGACACCGAGATCTTCCGCCTCACGAACTGGTATCGCGAAGGGGCGGGGCAGTGGGCTTCGGAGCGCTCCGACATCAAGACCTCCCTGTCCCCCGCTGTTGAGGCAGCCTTCGTCGATGCGCGCAAGGGCCAGAGCATGCGGGGGTCGGCCGAGGCCTTCCTGAGGAATGCTCACCAGCTCCAGGACTACCCGGAGCTGCGCGGCATTTCCGTGACGCTGGAGCGCGGGGATATCCGCGATCTGCCGGCGGGGGTGGCCGACCTCGAGGCCGGAACCATCCATATTCGCGCCGGTACGCCGCGGGAGGCGGCCAAGAAGCTGGTGGTGGAGTTGCATCGGTTCATCGCCCGGCGCGAGGGCATGGCCGAGGGCGGCACGCCCGCCTCTGCCCTGGAGGTCGTGCGCCAGGCCGCAGGGGATCTCGACCGCGAGGCCGCCGCCGTGCTGGAGCAGCTCGCGGCCCTGCCGAGGCTTGCCACGGCTGTGCGCCGCGCCTTCGGTCGCAACGAGGCGGAGCAGGCCCTGCTCGACGATCTGGCCAAGCTGCAGGCCATGCGCGAGGAGCTCGAATTGCTCCCCATGCAGGAGGCCTACCGCCGCTTGGGCGGCACCGTGGCCGGACGCAACATCGAGCAACGCTTCGGCTGGACGCAGGAGATGCGCAGCCGCATGGCGCCCATCGAGAGCGAGGACACCCCGCGCAAGTCGCAGCTGATCGCCGAGGGGCCCTCCCGCCAGTTCGCGCAGGATGAGGACGAGTGGCAGAAGGAGTTGTGGGACGCGCTGTCCCAGCGCAGCCACCGCATCGAGCAGGCGGTCGAGCGTAAGGAGGCGCGGCCCGATTTTGCCGGACAGCCCGCGCACGCCAAGGAGGCGCCGCATCCCCTGCAGAAGGCGGTGGCGGAGTTCGAGCGGGCGCAGATGGCGGCGGGACGTACCGTGGAGGAAGTCGCGGCCGCCATCGAGGCCAAGTTCGGCTTCCCCGTCGATCCCCTCAAGGTCGCCCAGCGCGAGGTGTGGTGGCGGGTCGACGATATCATCGCCGCAGAGACGGGGGGCAAGGGGCGCGGGCGCTCGGTCGGCTGGCGCTTCGAGGACAACGCCGAGCTGGCCCGCCTGCACAAGGAGGGCATGAAGGTCGCCGACATGGCCGCGCATATGGCGCAGCCGCAATGGTTGGACCGGCGTGTGTCGCGGGCGGCGATCGAGACCCGGCTGCGCCAGAGGGGTCTCGTCAGCGTGACCCGCAAGGGCCCGCTGTCGGAGGTGTGGACGGAGGCGCGCAATGATCTGATCGAGCGCCTGCACGACGACCTGGTAGCCAAGGAGATCGCGTCGGCCGGCCGCCTCGATCAGCGCGCGCCGGCGCGCATCGTCACCGAGCTGACCCAGCGCCTGCAGGCCGACATCGCAGAGGAGGCTGCGCGGGAGGGCCGGCCCGTGCGCCGCATCTCCGAGCGCGCCGTCAAGGACCAGATGCAGCGTCTGGGCATCGAGCGCCGGGTCGCCGGCTTGCCCGATTTCTGGTCGGCGGACAGGGATGCCCTGCTCACACGGCTGTGGCAGGAGACGCCGACGGCCAAGAACGGCCGCGTCAAGGCGGTGGCGGCCAAGATCAGCCTGGAGACGGGGCGGGAGCTTTCGGATCGGGCCGTCTATCGGCGGCTCCTGGACATCGGCGTCATCGACCGCTCGCGCGGGCAGTGGACCCCTGAGATGGTGGCCATGCTGACCAGCGACGAGATCGCCAGGCTGACCGCCGCCGACGCGGCAGCCGTGCTCTCCGCGCGCTTCCCGGGCACCCATGTCTCGCGCCAGGCCATCATCGGCAAGCGCAACCGCCTGGGCCAGGACTTGGACGAGCAGCTGCGCGCCGCCGAGCGCTTCGGCGTACCCGTCAACAGGATCCTCGAGGAGGACCTCGGCGACCCCGCGCGCGCGCTGGCCGAGGCCGAGAAGGCCATGGCTCCCATACTCGATGCCTGGCGCTACGTGCGCTGGGTCAAGTCCCAGCCCGTGCCGGAGCGCTTAGGCGCCTTCCTGGTGCGCATGGGCGGCGTCAAGGACGAGGGCGGCGATCTCACCGTGCGGGGGCGAGGCGGCAAGAGCCGGGGCGCCGGCCAGCAGTTGCCGGGCCTCCTGAACAAAGGGGGTCTCTCGCTTGACGATGCAACTCTGCGGGCCTGGGAGGCCGGGTACTTGACGGGGGCCGAGCGGCCCGCCATCAACGACCTCCTGGAGATGTTATCCACAGACTTGCGGGGACAACCCGTCGTCCGTGAAATGGACAAAGAGCTGTGGCTGCATATCCGTGAGTTGCCGGAGTTGGAAAATGAGCTCGCGCGATACGGACTGCAAACCGCCCGCACCGAAGCCGAAGCCCGGCAAACCCTTGCTCGACGCGGAACAGTGGAAAAAGCACCTGGAATTGAGGAAAAAGGCGCTGGAGGCGCTGGTGATCCTGCGCAACCGGCGCGGGGATACGGTGCACTAGGGCCCGACGAGGAGCCGCCGTTCCCGGCCGTCACCGCCGAGGACCGCGCCACCCAGGTCGACCGCATCAAGCGCGGTCTAGCCCTGGTCGAGGAGGGCATGTCCTTCACCAATGCGGCCCGCGAGGTGGGCCTCGGCAACGACACGCTGCGGCGCTGGAAGAAGCGGGTCGACGCCGGCGAGGAAGTGAGGATCGAGGCCCCGACATCGCAGCGCCTGGGTGAGGGGGAGATCGCCGGGCTCAGCCAGCAGCGCCGCGAAGCACTGGTTGTTCCGGCTGGTTTCAGGCGCGAGGGGCGGCTGGCCTGGGACGAGAGCTATGTGTTGCGCTCGGGCGAGGAGGAGCCGTTCAAGGCGGTGGCTGGTGAGCCGCAGCTGGAGGCCTGGCGGGTCGGTCTCATGAGCAACCACGGCAAGCCCTTCGGCGGCTTGCGCTACATCCCGCTGGAGGGATCCGATGTTCGCACGGGCGGCACGGATCTCACCACGCATGTGCGCGGCCTGCTCAGCTACCGCAGCCCGAACAGCAAGCAACCACACTGGAACCCCGTCTCGCAGTTCACGCCGGATGAGCTGCGCGCCTACCTCGGGCCCCTGGCCGATGACTTGCTGGGCCAGCCCCTGACAACCAAGCACTACCCGGGCGGTCGCGGCGGCGCGGGCAGCCGTATCGAGGCCCACGAGCTGACTGTTCCTAGGAAGGCCTACCTCGGGGAATACTGGGAGGCCAACAAGCAGCGCACCACGGAATCAGCCGAGCGCCAGGCACTGCAGGCGCAACGCGATCGCGAGTGGGAAGGGGCAGCGCCGGCTCGGGGCGACGTGGCCGCCGGCGAGGTCAAGGACGCCCAGAAGGCGTCCGACCTCTCCGAGCTCGTGAAAGCCTGCAAGGCCTAAGAGGAGATAACGTATGCGGCAACCCGATGAACCCCTAGCGGCCCTGCTCGACGCCCATCCGGAGATCGGCGTCCTGCAAGACGCGACTTACCGGCCCATCGCCAAGTTTCTGTTCGATGGCTGTCATGAGCTGCCGCGCGAGTTGGCTATCGATCTGATCGTGCAGTTCCTGCGCCAGCTGCACGCCACCCCGCTCGACGTCGAGCCCCGCATTGAGATAAAGCGACCGTGAGCCTCAAGGACTGCATCAAGCGCGCCCAGCAGCAGGGCGAGATCTCCGCCGAGGATGCCCAGCGCCTTTACAGGCGCTACGACCAGCTCGCGCGCGAGGTGCTGGCGCCCTCGGCCATCCGCGAGATGATGGCCAGGGAATTGGAGGCCGAGGCGCTGCAGAAGAAGCGGGCTTCCTTGCTGGCCGAGTCCATCCGCCAGGAGCGGCAGACGGACATGCTGGCCTACCGCGATCGCAAGGGCAATTCCGACCCCGCGTCCG